CCACAGCAGACTGGGGCAACAATCCTGATTTGCTACGCGCTTACGAGAACATACTCAATGACGATTTATCAGGACAAACCGAGCAACGCAAGCGCGCTCGCTTATTGCCTACTGGCCTAGTACCGATCACCAATGACGGCTACGGTGAAAAGTTTAAAGACACGCTTGACGATTATCTTGTGACCTCAATTTGCGGTCACTTTGGAGTGCAGCCTAGTGAAATTGGATTTTCACCAAAAGGCGGTTTGGGCGGTGCAGGATTTGCAGAGGGACAAGCAGAAAACGCTGAAGCCTTGGGCATTGGTCCACTAGCAAACTGGATAAGCAAAGCACTCACAAATCTTTCATACACGTTTTTGGGTATGCCGCGTGAACTTGAGTTCAGACTGATGACAAGCAAGCGTTTGGACAATGAAGAAAACGCGCGCAAAAACCAAATTGAAATTACATCAGGCGGCAAAACAATAAATGAGCGTAGATCCGAAATGGGACTACCTTTGTTGGATACACCGCAGGCTGATATGCCGATTTTGGTGAGCGGGGCAGGTATGTTCTTGTTCAGCCCTGACGGATTGATCAATGCTGCTCAACTTACAACAGCCCCAGCGCTGGAAGGATCTGAAGCAACTGAAATTGAAGAGCCTGCTGAGGTTGAAGAGCCTGAAGAAGCAGAGATTGCAGAAACACCAGTGACGGTTGAGACTGTCAAAGAGGTGCAGGCATTTATGAAGTGGGCCAAGAAGGGTGATCGTGGCAGAGACTTTGAGTTTAAGACAATTGAACCTATTGTTGCTGAAGCGCTGAACCAATGCGTGTATGACGGGGACTTAGATACCGCCAAAGCGCTGGCAAAGGCGTATCTGGCGTGAACTCAGGCGCACGTATGGCTGATGTGCGCATAGCGGCAATCAACGCGCGTAAGATCCAAGCAGCGCTGCGACAAGGGATTGACGCTAAGCGGGTGCTTGCTGCCTACAAACGCACCAGCCCCAACACCTCAAAAAACCCTGTTCAAGATCGCGCCAGAGCAAGAGCGTGGGCAATGTTGAATATGCGGATTAACAATGAGCCTTTGCTTGAAGTGCTGCAACGTACTTGGGCAGAGGGTTTTGTACTGGGTGAAGCGTATGGAGATGAAGCGATAGCCAGAGCGCGTGAGGCAAAGAAAGCAGCCTCAGATGATTATATTGACTGGGATAACTGGAAGCCAGGAGATGCTGCAACCGCAACACTGCTCAGACCGCCAAAAGCATTTCAAGAGTTATTAGGCAGAGCAAGAGTCACAATCAAGGATCTTGACCAGACAGGTTACGACAGAGTAGGCACTGCCCTGGCCGACAGTATTGAGCAAGGTTTATCAGATACACGTGCTGCAAGGCTGATCAATGACGCTATCGGATCCCCTAGCAGGGCGCTAAGCATTGCAATTACCGAGACCAACCGCGCAATGTCGTATGGTGCTATCACCCGATATCAAGCAGCCAAATTAGAACAAATGGAGTGGTCAACCTCAGATCCTTGCCCTATTTGCGCCAAAAATAGCGGGCAAGTAATTGACATAGGCGGCACGTTCAATTCAGGGGGGCAAATGCCACCTGCTCACCCGCATTGTCGTTGCGCATTACTGCCTGTAATCCCTGAATTTGAGCCAGATGCAAACGGGGTTGTAGACGTTGCACCCCCAAGCGCAGATTTAACTTATGAAGACGCGGTTGCTTACGTTGAAAGGCGTAAATTGTTTGACTCAACCCTGCCACCTGGATCTGACCCAAATCTTTACGTGGCGCGAGATATGCGCGGGTTTAACGATTTGCCTACTGTGCTTTCACCTGACGATTTTGACGCATTAGAAGGTAAAACCGTATTTAGAGGCGTGGAGAAAAAGAAATTTGTTGATGATTTCTTAGAGGGCGACAACTTTGCAGGGCAAGGCGTATACGGCAACGGAACCTACGCGTCAGACGCTCGCCAATACGCTACGCAATTTGCAGGGCCAAACAAAGATCTAATTATGGAGTTGAAGATTACGCCAGATATGAGGGTTATTGACGTAAGAGAAATGAACGATTGGCGCAAGGGGTTCATCGCTGATCTTGACGCGCGCAGAGCAGTTTTACAGGCAAGAAGAAAAGCCCTGCCGCTGGACGCGCCTAACTTTAAAGCGGATCTGGCTCAAATTGACGCTGATTTGGAGACATTGCAGGAAGTGCAACGCTATTTGGGTCAAGATCTAGGCACATTGGCAACGCTGCGCGGGTATGACGCAATCAGCGTCCCTGCTGGACAAATGGGCTTGAGTATTTTACCCGCAGAAGCAGATGAGTTTTACTATGTAATCTTAAACAGAGCCAAAGTTGTAGCAAAGGGAGCAGCGTGAAACTAATCGGGCCACCAGATATGAGCCGCAAAGCGGCACGGGCGATACAAAAAGTGCCTGCAAACCTGCAATGGGATTTTGCAATGGCGTTGGGCCGTGCCAGCACATTATCGGATCTATCAAACCAGCACCAAGATTGGTTTTTGAACGGCTACAAACCAAACAAATCTGCTAAAGTTACGAAGAGCCTTGAACAAGCCCTGGCTGACGTCAAGTTAGAATGGATTGAGGAATAACAATGGCATTTAAACACGTAAACGCAAGCACACTCACAGTCACTTCAATTTTGCACCAGGTAGACAAAAACGCTAGACCGCAAACTCCAATTAATATATACAACGGTCACAGTGCGTCAATCTTTATTGGTGATAGCACGATTACTACATCAGGCGCAACCATTGGTCGCACAATAGCAACAGGTACCTCACAAGTAGTCCACGCGAGCGCTAACGACATCATTTATGCAATCTCAGCAGCAGCCTCAGCAGCAGGCGCAATAGTTTTGACGTACTCAGCGTAACCGTGGCTGAAGGATTTGTACCACCTGCAGCAGTACGATCAAACGCCAAGCGTGGATTGGAGTTGCGCGCCAAGTACAATCGTGGCGGGACAGAAGTAGGAGTTGCACGCGCGCGTGACTTGTCAAACGGTAAGTCACTATCATTAGACACGATTAACCGTATGAGTTCCTTTTTTGCCAGACACGAAGTAGACAAAAAGGGTGAGGGCTGGGGCGTAGATAGCGCTGGTTATATTGCTTGGTTGCTTTGGGGCGGTGACGCAGGGTGGGCTTGGGCAAAAAGAATTATCAGTGAACAAGAAAACAAGGAGAAATCATCAATGTCGGATCTAACAACAGCATTCTTTCATATTGAGAAAGCGGATCGCAACGCAGACGGGACAATGACTGTTTACGGCAAGGCGACAGATGACAGCATTGACATTGACCAACAGATTTGTGACGGGGATTGGCTTGACCGCGCAATGCCACACTGGTTCAAATCAGGCGGCAACATCAGAGAGCAACACAGCAACATTGCAGCAGGAGTGGCTACCGATTATGAAGCCAAAGCAGACGGGCATTACATTTCTGCACTTGTGGTAGATCCAGTCTCAGTCAAAAAAGTAGAAACAGGCGTACTCAAAGGGTTCAGCATTGGGATCAAAAACCCACGCGTGACACGCGATAAGTCAGCAGCAAACGGGCGCATTGTAGACGGGCAAATTGTTGAGGTGTCGCTTGTGGATCGTCCAGCCAACCCTAATTGCCAGTTGATGCTTGCCAAGTCTGCCGCTGGAGATGAGACAGTGGTGCAGGTAGAGGATCTAATTGAGAAGAAAGAGCCAGATTATGACGCGCTGCACGAAGGCGGGGACAATTCTGAGCCAGCAGACAAAGATCTGTACAGCAAAATCAAGGCTGAGGCCAAGGCCAAGTTTGACGTATACCCTTCAGCCTATGCCAATGCTTGGTTGGTAAGGGAGTACAAAGCACGTGGTGGAAAATACAAGCGCAAGACCAAAAAATCATTACAATTTGAGGACACAAACCTGGAAGAAGGAAGCACAATGGCAACAGAGACAATCGCAGTACCAAAGTCCATTGTGGGCGATATTCTAAAGTTTGACAAAGTTCAGTACGAAGCAGCACGTGACGCGCTGGCAAACCTAGTCTCAATTGAAGCAGAGGGTATCAAAGAGGGACACAATGAACTTGTGTCTATTTCTCACCTGCTTGAGTCAATCAGTCACTTACAAATGTGGTATCAGGGAGAAGAAGCAGAGGGAGAAACAATGGAAGAGACAATTGAATTATCGGCCCACGTCAAATCAACAATTGGTTGTGACTGCGCTGGTTGCGAAGCCTGTGCAAAAGCAGGCGGCTGCAAAGGTGAGATGTGCAAAATGCACAATGGCAAGTCAATGACCAAAACAAACGTGACTGAAGATAGTGCAGCAGAAGGCGCTGAAGATCTTATTGTTGCTGAAAAGTCTGCGCACAAAATGATGCCTAACAAGGGTGAGTCACTTGCAGAGTTTAAAGCACGTTGCAAAGAAGCAGGAATGGACGATGACTACGCAAAAGAGTGCTACACCAAGTATATGTCTGCTGAAGAGGACGCTGAAAAGTCAGCGACAATGGATAAGTGCTTGGAATGCGGTTGCCACCGTCCAGAAGAGACTCACGGACAAGTAGATGTCTCAACAGCCGATATGGTTGCACCTAGCGAAACACCAAAGTCTGCAGAAGCAGATGAAGAAGCAACTGAAGAAGTTGCACCAGATAATTCCACTGAAGATAATTCAGAGGATCTTAATGCCATAGTAGAGCAAGTGGTAGAGAGCGCAACGAAAGCACTCAAATCGGAGATTGCTTTGTTAGTGTCTGCAAAAGAGGCAGCATTAGCAAAAGCAGTGGGGTTGGAGACTGAGTTAGCACAAGCCAAATCTCTCGCAGTGGCGGGTGGCCCTAAGCGCACAGCACGTCCATTAGGTGGAACATCTAATGAACTTGTGCTCAAAGCGGCAACCTACAAAGCGAAAGCAAATGCAGCAACAGACCCAGATCTTGCCAAGGGTTACAAGGCGTTAGCGGATAAGTTTTACGCTGAGGCCACAGAGACCCTAAACAAGTAACCAACCTAACCGAAAGGAACCACAACTATGGCTGAAATGCCACGCGCTAAAGATCTGTTTGACGGATCTAGCCCTGTTGAGGCTGCTGAACGTATGGACTCATATACTTACGAACTCAGTAAGTCATTGAGCAACGCTTCATCAGTTCCAGGACAAGCACCAGCGCCTGACGCTACTTCACAGTTAGAGGCGCTTGCAGCAAGCAAGTCACTCTCACCTGACGCAGCAGCAGGACTTCAGAATGCCCTAACAGCACAGCGTCTCGCTATGCAGGATATTCAAAAAGATATTACTCTCACATCACCACTCAGCACCTCATTTGCGGCGTTTGACTTGGAAGCACCTTCAAAGTTGCTCACACCACGTCCAACACCACTACGTAACCGTATTCCCCGTAAAAAGGGCGTAGGCACATCACACCGTGTCAAGCGTATTACTGGTTACACAGGTACAGGTACAGGTGGAGTGGGTAACGTTTTCCCAGGTATCACAGAAAGCACAACAACTGCTTTTGGTTCAATCAACTACGAGCGCGGGCCAAAGATCTCCTACGCAGCAGATGATTTGGTACTGCCGTACAACTCATACTCACTATCTGACTCAGTATCATTTGATGCTAATTTCTCAGGCCTTGGGTATCAGGATCTACGTCAACTATCTTCAACTTCAACACTCTACGCAACAA